GGAAAGGTGCGTGAGGGAAAATTAAGATTATCTCCCGCCTCATTTCCATACTTTATACTCCCAGATATATTCCCACCTTCAAGTTCTATTTCTACTCCCAAAAACCGTTTGAATTTTTCGCTCTGAGGAACCTTACCTTCGAGGATAAACTTCTTGGATACCCATTCAGAATTGATGGTAGTTCCCAAATCTGTTAAATAACTGCCAGATGTTTTACCTATAATCTTGCCAGATGTCAGAAAGTTACCATGTTCTATACTATAGAAACTACAAAGAGGGTTGAATGGATATTCGTAGTAGCTCCAAACTTCAAGTTTATAATCGTAATTAAAGACTCCCCAACCATGCACCAAAGGGATGTAAAATACAGCCTTATGATTATAAACATCATGGACTGCATGAGCTTGCTCCATTTTACTCCAGTCGCCCTTCTCTTGGACAAGTTGCCAAATAGGGTCACCAATTGGTTCCAAGTGAGGAGAGCCGGTAAACCGATAAAAGTTGTCATGACTTAGGAATATGTGCGAATCTCCAAGGTCAACTAACCCTCTAGAGGATATCATACCAGCTTTGGTGTACGAAGAAGTCACACGAAAAGTTGAAGCTCCACTCCCGACTATATCTAGGATTATGACAGAGTTCCTTTTATAAACTATAAAGGAACTCCCATACATCAACCCATTCATTATCGGGTCTGGGGTATCTACAAGGTCAAGAAATCCACTCCCAGGACCTGTCCAATCGTTAAGGTCCCCAGGAACTGACCACCTTATCCTTTGGGGAACTTCGTTCCCCGAATCCACAGGATGAAGGAGGAGGACATAAGCCCCGAAACTTCTAACATGTTTGGCGGGTTGGGAATCTTCAACTTCTGTAAGGGTACTCTCAACACCATCCCATGTTTTTAGCTTGTTACTTCTATTAACTAGCAAGAGTTTGTCTGTGAAATTGGTATAAGATATAGGATCTGAATACGAATTAGGGAAACTGCCCAGAGAAGAAACAGTTCCACTAGATGGGTTAAGGGAATATAAAGTTGAAGAACTTCCAGCTACCACTTTTGTTTGACCATTAAATTTTGTAAACCCCCCTAAGAAGGTTACATTACTTGAAAGTCTTCCAACCTCTCCAACCCCGTCCCTAGTGATAAAACCTTTATTCGTTTTGAAGTCCATATTTAACGCCATCTGACACGCATTATCTGGAATAAGGGAAGGAGGGATTAGGTTATAATGAATCCCGCCTATAGGTAATGAGACGTAATGTTCTAGCACTAGGGAACCTCCTTCCTACATCGGTTGGTTTTGGGCAGGAGTAAACATATCACTAGTTCTGAAACCTTGCATCTTAAACTCAGCGTCTGTATTTTTGACGTCTGCTTGTATAGCTTCATTAAGCAGGACGTTAAATTGTTGGTGCCATATTCCAGCCGGTTCAACCTGTTGCAAGGACATGAAAAGTGAGGAAGTAGCCCCAGCAATTATCAAATCGTCAACTCCTGTAATTTCAGGCTCCTCTCCATCGACTAACTTGTCAGGCCATTTGACATACAAAAGGTTGAGGGTAAAAATATCATTAGGTGTTGGATATAACTGGATAACATTATCCCAAACTGCATAGTGTTGAGGTTTACCTAATTGACCAGAACTGGGCACAGGGATAATTTCATGGAACTGTCGATAGGGGACATATTTTAGCCTGACCCCTCTTGAACTCCCATCAGATAACGTAATGGAGACTAGGTCTTTCAACCTGTCTGTTCCTAAGGGAAGAGAGTACTCCGATTGATTGGCAATTGTCTCAGTAGTCGCTTTAACATATAGGTCTTTCCAATTATGATATCTAGCTATCCTTTGCAAGGTGTTATTTATATGTCTATTTATTCTCTCAGAAGTTAAATCATCCCTAGTTATATTCTCCCTTACAGCCTCTCTCAAATCTTCAAGTTTCATAATTTCTCCTCCTTATTCATAGGAAAGTGGGGAGGGTAGCTAACCCTCCCCTAACTTTGGCTAGACTTGCCAATTCCAAAGAGAATTCCTTGCCTATTTCTTGCGGAGCAGACAAGGTTCCCAGACACAATAACTTGTGCTACCCTGTCCAAAGTATTTTGAGCTGTCTTCCATTCAGTCATCTCGAAGTTAGCATATTCATCTGCAACCCATTCGAGATAACGGTCATTGAGGAAATACATATCTCCCTCTCCGCAAGACGGGCTCCAAACAACAGGTCTACCCTTGAAAAGGATATTCTCAAACATGGCGTCGCCGAGTTCCTTATTCACAATCTGTTTTTGTTCCATGACCTCATCTTCATACAACTCGTAGGAGCTTTGGTCAGTTACAATAATTGTAGGAGTGTCATTCCCCTTGGAGCAGTCGTTGAACATAGTTCTCATGCAACTCAGAAGTACGACTTCTGGATTTTCACCAGTCATATCTTTGAACTTATTCTTCCACCAAGAGTTAGTCGCAGCATTGATGTCCCCGACTACTCCTTCACCATCCTTAGAAACGATGTTGGCTAAACCGTTAATATCTTTTCCGCCATTTCCAGTTCCATCTCCGAAAAGGTCCTCTTCCATCTTGTCAATTATGGACTGTTCCAAGTTGCGGAATTTAGCTTTTGCTAAACTCATAATTTGACTCTTACCTCTGTTCTTATGGTCATCAGTGTAATACCTGATGATCGTACCAGAGATATACTTCCAGTCATACTTCGCAATGGTTAAGGGGTCGGTGTCAGCAATTGTTACAGTATCCCCCCTGCCAAAGCTACTCACAGTTGTGTTCTTTGCATACTCGATGGGAATCCCTATCCATCTTCCGCCCTGTTCTGTTCTCCTACGGTCTCTGGCTGTCAGCCAAAACCAAAGAGGCGTAGCTTTGAAGATATTATCAATAGCCTCTTTCCGCATGAGTTGCCAGGTCGTAGTGTACAAAGAGTCCAGTTGTTCAATTAAATTAGCCATTCAAATTCCCTCCTATTGTTTATTTATGGCTAAATCAAACCAACTTTTTTCATGGCTTCCTCAATAGCCTCATCGTAACTGGAGAAATCCTCCTTTCTCTTAGTTGTAGAAGTACTAACATTTCCTGGTCTAGCTCCACCCTGAGGAGTTGGTCTAAGTTGTTGTGTAGGTGGCTGCTTCTGACCTGTCCTAGGAGTTAGAGACCTTCTTCCTACAGTCTTAGCTTTAGCTAAAAGATAAGCATCTTCGGCAGATATATTAGGGTGTTTCTTAGCTATTTCTATCATATCCACTCGATAGTTGTTAAAATCAGGATACTTTCTCATAGCCTCTTGGACTTCTCTTTGAGCTTTCTCATACTGTGTTTCGTATTCTTGCCTTTTGATTTGTTTATCTACCTCTCCAACACGCTGTTCAATTAGGTTAGCTACCTTCCTAGTTACATACTCAACTAACTCTCTTTGACTAGCTGTATCTGGGTCGAATTCTGGTTCTGGTTCAGGTTGAGGTTGTGGTTTAGGTTGCTGATAACCTCCATACTCAGCCATTCTCTTAGATTCCAGATACTGCACATAGTCAGGCGACATCATGTTTTGAGCTAGAATTTCCAATCGCCTCTGAAGTTGAGCATTCTGCTCTTGCAGGGCTTCATAATCTAAGCGGCTTACAAACTCAGGAAGCTGGTTTTCCCCCTCCTGATTCTGGTCACTTAAGTTCTCCTGTTGATTTAGGTTCTCTGGTAACTCTTCCCTCATCTCGCTTGCTGGGAACATTTGACTTCCGTCCATCTAATTTAGCCTCCTTCTTTTTTTCTTCTTCTTGAATCTCTGTCTTTTGAGCTTTAAGTTTCAACCTACGATAAGCTGCCATAAGATGTCTAGGAAGAGACTTAATCATCCTCCCGTTGATATCACCCTCGATAATAATTTCAGGCTTTCCTTTTTTAAAAATTATAGTTATCTTCCCATCTCTTTCTAATCTAGACATTTAGCCCACACTCCTCTCTTTTTACATTCCTCCTTCAACTGGCGTTTAGATTCTACCCACACAGGGTTGATATCTAAATGCTCAAAGAATTGAGGTTTGAATAAAATTGGATTAGCTTTGGCAACTTGGAGAGTGGCGGAGGAACCACACTCACACTTGGCTTGATATCTAGCCTCTACCTTCCGAAGTTCCTCAAACTTCTTGCCACAGCTATTACAACGGTATTGGTATATTGGCACCTCCTTGACCTCCCATCATTTGTATATACTCATTAATTGGAATAGCATTTTCTGGATTTCCTCCAACACCTTCCGGGTCGGGGAAAAAGTTACCTGGGTTAATNCCTTCATAGCTTTCAAGCACATGTGTAATTAGCTGTTGCAAACCTTTTTGATTCCCAATCTGCGCGAAGATAGGTCCAAGGGCTCCAAAGAGTTCCAAAGCATCCGCCTTTCGACTCTCTTTAGTCACAGGAAGGGAAGATTCCGGGTCAACTCGAAGTTCGTAATCCCCTGCTATTTGTGGCCCTGTAAAGGAAACCCAATGTCTCCCGCCTTCAGGTCCGACAACTTGCAACACATGTCTATCTGTCCAGTTCTGGAAGATAAACTTATTCATTCTAGCCACACATTGTGCAAACAAGTCAGCAGTCACATCCCGTCTTTCATCGACTCTGATAGACGCAGCTTGTTGTACAATAGAAGCTTCTGTTGCTGTCCTTCTGGTGGAGTCGTCAAACTCTCCCATCTGATTTCTGGAGAACCCAACAGTTTCCCTTATATCTTGCCTGACTTCTCTGGAAGCCATTATCAAATCAGGTGGGATATGAGGGGAAAGGATATGAGCTACAGTCCTAGGGTCTCCATTGACGGGGATAATTCGACCTATTTCGCCAGACTCTAGTTTATGAAAATCCTCTGGAGATATGGCTCCCTTATCTACAAGCATTTTGATTAGAGATAACTTCCTATGCTCTTGGTACTGGGTACGGATTTCATTTAGTTCCAATTGCTGAGGTTCGATAATCTTACAATCTGAGATACCCCAGAAGTAATCACCATCATCATTGAAGATGAGGCTTTCATATGGAACTTGCCCACCATACAAATCATCTTCTACGTTTCTCAAATACTTGTCGTAACCTGTAGCTATAACCTTTATCCGCCTTTCCCTCTTGTCATAAATTTCCCACAGCTCGACATATTCTGCTTGAGAGTCTCGCTTATAAAGCTCTTTGCGAATCTTATCCTCATCTACTTCTAGGTGGGTGTGAGTACCTTTTAACCCTTTGGTATTTTCAAACTTAGGGTCTGCCTTTATATCATCTAACCTACGGAGGTATCTGTGAGCTACCCACTCAGCGGTATCTAAACTCTCACAACCCCACGGAACAAGGAAGTCCCTCCCCGGAACCCTCAAAGCCCAAGGCAAACCTCGAAATACTTTGGAGTTATACTCAGGATAAGGTTCTTCATAATCTCCAACATCCCAAAAGACAGGTTCCTCATAACCTTGGTCATATGTCGAAGGGTCATACCCAAACTCCGAATCGTATCCCAGCTTAATAATTCCTGTCCCAGTTAGGTAGGCATCTTGTATGACTTTTTTCATCGTTTGCTTAAATCCAATCCTGCGAACCATCCAGTTGTCGAGAGCCTCAACAATTCGAGCTTGCATTTCCATACCCGGTTTAAGTGGTATAACTGAAACTTGTGGATTGCGAAAATAAACTCTTGGGATAATAGACCTTCCAATTGAGAAGATTAAATTAACCGGGATAATTCCAGGGGCATAATCGTTTCGATAGTAAGCTTTCCAATCTTTCCACTTATCATAATCAGCTACTTTCTTTCGGAATTCTTTAGCTAGTTTTAAATTCTCTTGCCATTTTTCTATCTCCTGGCTCCTCTTGCTAGCATAGTTAGTCAACTATCTCACTCCCCCACGAAGTGCAGCTAAGAGAGGATTATCTCCCGTAGGTGATGGCATCGCCGGAGCTCCTCCAGCCATTCCNAGCATCTGACTTACAGCTGCTTGCTGGAGTTGAGCCATAGCCACCTTAACAGCAGTTTGAAGAGCTTCTTCTTCGTCTGAAATTGGCATACCTCCAATCAGGCCAGTTCTCCTCCAGTTATCCATTAAAATTTCAATCAAAAAGTTTAATGTCTCAGCCTCCCCCATCTGCGCTTGAGCCTGGCTCGGTATTTCTTGGGTAGACCTTTCTGGTAGTGATCCTAAATTTGGCATTTCCATGGGTAGACCTTTCTGGTAGTGATCCTAAATTTGGCATTTCCATATTCATCAACCTCCTTTGTTAAGACACCTTCTATTTTTACACTATTTTTCATGCTCCATTGAATTAGCTCCTGATATTGAGTGCCCTTAATCTCAGCCTCCCTAAATTCATTCCAAAGACGGGAGTTGGTATAGAGCCAACCCAACTTCTCGTCATGGAACCACTGCCAATCAAGTGGGAAGGATTCGATTAGCTCCCGGATTCTTCTTCCTTCCGGGACTTTCCCAAAAATTCTAAGATAACCTCCATAGCGTGACCAAAGTTTTCGTGAAAGAGTGTTGAGGAAAAAGCAACTCCTATAGCAAAGATAATCGCATTTGGCAAGGTCATGGAACCTTCAACAATTGCATAGATAGCTACAGCAATAATTCCTAGGACTACATTTATAAGGTTGATTACCTTACCTTCCAGTTTAAACCAATTCTTTAGGATTGAGATAATTAAGCTAACTACAACTCCCAAAGAAATTCCAGCTACAACAATTCCCTCAGCGATAAACTCACTTCCCATTTTTTCTTACCTCCTTTTCATCAAAACCAAATTTTCTTGCAAGTTCTTCAAGGTCAATACTTGACATATGAGCTATTACAATA